CCAGACGTACCTGGTATTATGTCTTCAATTTCGATTTGTGAACCACCCTTAACAATAGTCGAGAATGCAGTAGTACCATCACCCTGTACAACAAACGGCGTGCCAAGTATTACTGGGTCATCCAAGTAATCACTGATTGGATTACCAAGGTATGTTGTAATAGTGTTGTTATTCGATACGTAAATAAATCCGTCTGCAAGTAAGTATACATCATCAGCTGGCTCGTTCACAGTCAACGTAGAAGCGATTGACGTTGTAAACATATCTCTAGACAGTACACTATCCGTAGAAATGCTAGTAGTAGGATCAATAGATGTCAGTATTGGCTTATGACTTACAATTGCATCTGTAGAGAAGTCCTGTCCATCTACTATTGAAGTAGGATTAATCTCGTGCTGTACACTATGTGTTGGTATAGTGATCGTGCTAGTCAATGACTCCACTGGCAACGTACGGCTGATTACGTAGTCAGTACCAAACGTCAAGGTAGACGCAATACTAGTTACACCTTGCTTGCCACCAATCAAATCTGTAGATACTACTGACTCGACATCTAGTCCAGTGAGATCAATAGTGTCTTGTATATCAATCTGACCAAATAATTTAGTGCCTGCTGGATGAATAACATCACGAACAATATTTCGATACGTCTTCAGTGCCTTCTGTGATTTAATTACGTAACTAAATTCTTGATAGTAATAATTATCTTGTAGCCTTTGATCCCAGCTCAAGAAACCTTTGGTGCCAGTATAGTTACCAGCTTGTGTTACTACGCCTGATATAACGGGTGTCCCTATACCACTGTTAGCTGTACGGGTAAGATTGTTTATGTTGATTGGGAAGGTAGAATTATAACGAGCACCCCCGTTTGTTACAGATACTGCAGAAATAGATCCAGGCTGGAACGAAGGAGTAATAACAGCATTGCGCCCTTTTATCCCACCAGACCCATCACTAATCTCCAAAGGAGAGATAGTACTATCAATTGCGTATACTGTTGGAAGAGTCTCACTGTAGTTACCAAATACAACATCAATACCACTAATTGCTCCTGTTACTACATCTTGACGACCAAGAGCAACACTAAGTGACGTATAAGCATTTGATGATGCTAGGTTTGAGCTGATAACACCTGAGTTAGAACTAAACGTTGGACCAAATTCAATAGGAGTATCAGAAAGCCCTTGAATAGTGTCTGTGTATACTTCTATTGTTTCTGTGTTGGATATTGACGTTACAGTTACAGATCCAGTAATACCCCCTTGTGGATTACCACCGGTGACTGTAACAGTAGTATTACCAACACTATACCCACTACCTCCATCTGTAACCGTAAACGTAACCGATTTATCTGTAGTAGCTAGTACAGTACCTGTAGCACCAGAACCTCGCGCACTAGTAAACGAAACACTATCACCAACCTGGTGACCTGTGCCTCCTGTGGTACCAGGACCCTGTCCTCCAACTAGTACCTGTACTAAAGGACCAACGCTGTTTACTACCTGGCCACTTATACCACTATCAGTACTTACAATCTCTAGGTCTTCGAATACTCCAACTACATCCTTTAAACGTAATCGCTTTACTTCAATACCACTTTCGAATACAGTCAGTACTCTCACAATAGTACCAGTTGCGCCGCTTGATTGACCAGTTACAGATAAACCCTCGGTACCATCTAGATTACCAACAAAAGGAGCACCGAGTCTTACTATAGTCTGCTCAGTCCATCTTCCATCAGACGCCCGCAATATATTTTCGCTAGGCTTATAAATTGATACGTCTTGATTATACAGTATCCTAAAAAGAAGGTTATAAGCAGCAGTCGACCCTTTTGCGCGATACAAATCTTTTATTCGTTTTGCGACTAGCCTTTTATCGGCTAATATATTCTTAGGAAAATCAGCCAACACTTCTCGAGTGAAGTAATCATAGAACTTATTGAGATCGGTAGTATCAATATCACGGTTAGTTAAATGATTCTTACTAGCGTCTGTAACTTGGCCGCTAGTCTCCATCCACTCATAATACGCTTTTAAGAACGCAACGAGATTAGGACCCTCTTCTAGCAGATAGCCGGGTACCTGAGATTCTACTAACGTCGATATTTTATTATCGGTAGCCATTTAGTACGTCGATGAAGCCGCTACTACACCGGTCTCTGTTTCAACCGTTGTTTGATTGGTAGAAGATAATGTACGTGATGTTGCCTCTATTGCATCAGTGTTATTATTAATTATAGATACGTTTGAATCAGCTAGCTGACATATTTGACTTCTTACAGATTTAACAAATTGCTCGCTAGGAGTACCGTTTATCTTTATACCGTCTCCAGCAAAAGCAGTTATCTGTATGGCATTAAGTTTTACAGTGCCAAGTAAGTAATCCACCGTACCCACATTACTATCAACATATACCCTAGCACCCTGCACTAATCTGTAAATTCGCAGCTTACCTTTTCCATCATCATCAAAGTAACAAGTGAAGCCACCGTAGGTAAACGATGAAGAACTTATAGTATAAAGATGGCCTGCATGAGGATTATTAAGTGCGTTATTGAATTTTATTGTATATGCCTGTTTGATAGTAGTGTTAGGAATAAAACGGCGCTGCATCTTTATATCAACCGCTACGTTTATAACACTATCGTCAATACCATCGATCTTTCTAATAAAGTCTGACATATAGAAGTTACGGTTAAACACTCCAAGCTCATTAGTATTGAAAGAAGACATCACACTATTCACTTGATTAAGTAATACGTCTCCATCCTTACTAGTTACATTAGGATTGTAACGAACCTTTATTGTAGGAACGACATAAAGATATTCAGCATCTACGAATACAGGCTCTATAGTAACAACATTGCGGTCTTCTAGTAATGCAACCAATTCAGCCTTGCGGTTATCAGTAAGAGTAGTACCGCTGGTAGGTTTAGCTGCAATATACACTTTACCGTATACAGGGGGACTATTCTTTTCACCACCCCACACTGATATAGTCTGTAAATCAGGTGCATTGTTTAAAAGGATGTTCTTATAGTCGTTAGCAGTTACAGCACGGTTTTGGGCACTGTAGTTTCTAGGAGCGTTAAACTTAATACTGTCTATAGTTTGTGGATTAGAACCCCCGGCTGCACGACTAGTAACGGATATGGTATATGAGCTATTACCAGCAAGTGTAGCAGGACCGTTAAATGTTCTAGCACCGTTTAGAGTGGGACCGTTACATACGTTGTAATTAAGTTTAACGATATTACCATCCGATGGTTTTTTACCAAGTATGTTATCGCCAAACAGTACTTCGAAAGCGCCGTCATTATTCTCTTGAAGGAAGTATACGGCAGAATTTGCATTTACGGTTGTTATGTCATCTGCAAGGGTATAAACAGTTACAGACGTGTTAGAGACGCTCTCCTGCACCCTTACTCTAAGGCTAGTGGTATCAGCATTCTCATTATTAAGTAAGTATGAGACAGGCGCTACTGAACTTACGGTATAAGACTCCTGTACAGGATCGCCTTCTCTAATAACCATGCTGCTAGTATACGTGCCACTATCAGACCGGTTGAATGTAGTACTGTTAATAGACTGGAAGACATATGACACCCCATCTACGGTACTAGTAAATTGAGTGTTAGCAGGAACAATAACGGATAAAGGAGAGCCCGCTGGATTAACCGTAACATTCAGAGTCGCTTTTGCACCCCTAGCACTATTAGGAGTAAACCCAAGCATCTTAGCCCTACTCACTACATTGTTCCTAATAAGTGCTGTATCTAAGAACGATTCATTAGAAGCAAAGTTAGTATAGATCGAATTATAATAGGTGTTATAAGCAAGCAGCTGAATAATAGTCTGCATACCGCTACTTTCAAAGTCATAGTCCTGAAACTCACTCTGACTAGAAAGATACGCCTGTAGATTACCTTTGATCGTATCAAAGTTTATGTCTGTTACTATAAGTGCGTTATTAGCAGCCATTTACCTTACTCTTTCTATTGCTACTTCTAGATCGACTGGGAACCGTTCGTTAAGTATTGTAAACCTTATCTGAATAACCAGTGCATTGGAATCAGGCTTTACATCTACTACTACCCTATCAACCTTAGCCCTAGGCTCAAAGTTCTCTATAGCAGCTTCTATACGACTCTGTATAAGACTGTCTAATAAAGGGTCGTCTGTATTCTCAAATAATAGTGCCCTTACATTGCCGCCGTATAGAGGCTCATAAGGACGTTCACCAAAGTTAGTTAATATAAGGTTGCGGACAGCTCTCTTAACAGCATCCGCATTCTTAAGCACGGGTAGTTTACCAGTAACTGGATGCGGTGTAAAAGAAACGTTTACATCACTGAAAACGACTTCTTTAAGTAAAGGGTTGAGAGCACCGCTAGGCATTAGAGCGTCCAGTTATAGTTATTGTCTATTATTTATCGCTGTTCTTACTTGCTTGTATCTCTTGACGTAATAATTTACACAACTTTGCAATCTCACTAAGTGATTTACGTGCTCTTGTACCCGCTGCCTTATTACCACTCTCAAACTTTTCATACTCTGCAGAGAGAGTAGCAACGTGATTGTCCAACATATCTTTAGTGCTCATTTTAGTCTCCTTATAAGCCAACTATTACATCTTCAATGATTCCATTACGAACAATGTATCTTACTTGATTAACATTGCCCCCGTTCGTAACAATTTCGAATTTGCCATTAGTACCACCTGATCCAGCATTGGGGATAGTAGCATCACCGGTAAAACAGTTTGCTGCTACTAGACTAGTGGTAGCAAGAGTAGCATTTGCTGCTAACCCTGGACCAATAGTACCGCTAATTGAATTCATCGTATTAGCTGATAGCTGTGCCTCTTCATCAGGCGATAATAAGAACTCGTTAATATCAGTGTTGAGTTGAGCCTTGTTCTCTACAGTAGCACTCTCTAAGAATGCTTCAACGCTAGTTGTATTGAAACGACCAGGCTTACCAGTAATTGATGAAAGGTTTGATTGAAGCGTCCCTACTGCAGACAGCGCTGTATCTAGTCCAGGCACCATCTCTCCAACAACTGTGTTTAATTCATCGAGCAAAGTATCATAGACGGTGTCTAATACAGACGGTAGACATAACAGTACGTTTTGTATAGCTGCTGTTACTGCCAGGATGATTTCAAACACCAATGCAATTACAACCGATATTAATTCGATCAGTTCAACCAAGGCAAGAATATTAGGAGCAAGATACTTACCAACAAACTTCTTAGCCCAGCTCACCAACTTCATTGGATTACCAGGTACCTTAGTAAGGTCTACTTGACCACCTAGATTACCTGCATCTTTTAACATGGCCTTTAAGTATTCAATAACAGCCCTTACTTGATCTTCAATGATCGTGAGTATTCTTTCACAATCAATTGCATTACCCATTATCTTAATATTATTACGAAGCTCTTCTAGGGGAATAGTAATTTCATTCTTAGCACCTTCTACAAATGTTAAGAAGGCCGTCTTTTCAGCAGGAACATCGATATTAGATACACTCTCAACATAGTGTGGTCCATTCTCTGGATTAGTAAAGTCAAAGTTGCTAGCTTCTTCTTGAGCAGTCTCTTGCTTCTCACGTCCCTCATAAGATACTAACGTCTTACCATCCTTATCCTTGACGTTATATGTAATCGTGTCTAGTTCGAGCTCTTTTAGAGTATCCTGGCTAAACCTTGCTAATCTAACCGCCTGCTGTACATCTGCCTGTATTTCAATTAAACTTGCCATCAATCACCTCCTACCCTTTAACAGCCACGATGATGCCATTCTTAATTGTGACTACTCTTCCTTGCGTATCAGTAATCACTCCATTATATGCATTACGTACTTGCAATGACCCACACATCAACACTCCAGTGACATCTGTAATAAATGCATCGAGCTTAATATTCTTACCTGTCACAACAAACGTCTTAGTAGTATGCGTCTCATGTACACCTGCCACATCGATGTTACCATGCACTGCTTGTATCCAGTTTCTCTTAACTAACGTATACCAGTCGCCTGTTACCTTATCGATTCTATTACCAGCACCACAAGCACCACCCATCTCTATATACGATCCGTTCTTATGGTAGATATGAATACGTTCGAACTTAGGAGTGTCATCGACTTCGAAGATATGGCCACTCTTAGTCTCCATTACTTTATTGTCTGGATACTTACTCTTAAACTCTTCCCACCCATAAAGCACTGGCTCATCAAATACAATATCATCACCCATCACAGTTGCCATGGTGTTATTAAACTTACGCTCGAGCACACCGTGTGGATAGTTCTTTGGATCACCATTTACTTGTGAGTTATCATTACGAGCTAGTCTATTTGTATCTGGTTCTTGTAATGCCCAGTCATCAGTCTGCTTTGGATACACACCATCTGGATCATAGAAGCCTTCGATAGGATCACCATTGACAGGATTAGGGTTTAATGATGTAGGGATCCCAGCTAACGAACCCATCACTAATGGTTCACGTGCAATCTCTCCATCTAAGAACATACCCATTACCCAAGTGCCCTGAACAATACCTGTCACAGGACCACCGATACCACTATTCGGACCACTGTTAACAGGCTGCATCACTTGAGCCCATGGTAAGTCTTCAGTCTTAACACCAGGCTCTCCATCGACGTCTTTCAATGAACCACTGTGCCATCCAAAGATACGAACTCTTAACCTGCCTAGCTTTAATGGATCATTATTGTCTTCAACGACTCCCATCCACATCACAGGATTGAATCCAAAGAACTCCTGCTTGACTTTCATTATATTACCCTCATACCTTCAACATCTTTACCAAACGACTCAGCGCTACAAGACAGAACCATATAGTATGCATCCTTATCAGCCTGATACACATGACGCAATGCAGTAATCAAAAACCTTGCTTCTTGGCCATACATCTCTAGGAATCGATTAGTCTCACTATCGAATTGTGTGGGCTGAGGTACTAGTATCTGTACTTGATGACCAACAGTAATGTCCGGATCTCCAGGTACTGTGATCTCAACAACATGCTCAAACAAGTTACCCATCTCATGTATTGACTCAGGTAACGTCTTGTGTCTCTGTCTCGGATTGAGTAACTGATCACCTGCAGACACCTTTCCGTTAAGGTAACCAATAGTAGGATACTTCTCACCTTCATTCTCGTACTGAGTAATCATCATTCGACGATGTGCTGCGTATGGCTTAGTACCTTTACCGACGTCTCCATCAGCTGTGATGTACTTCTTATTGCTGTTCGGTAGATGTTTTAAGTCGTCAAAGTCTCGGTTGTACTTGAACTGAAACTTAGTCTTCTCTGTGATTGGATGCATCTTGAATCGTTTCAGTATTGGATCAATGATGTTCACTTCGTTAAGGTATGTTCCTCTGTGAATACTATCGAGCTGATCTGTCTGATCTATGAACTTAAACGAAAGGATTGACTGACTTGGGTACGGATTTTCACCTTTTTCGAACTGATCCTTATTTTGAGGAACTGACAGAAAAAATTTCTTTAATTTTGGTGCTTGATTTTTTTCGATTAAAAAATTTATCGGAACGAAGTTAAAATTTTGATTGTCCTCGTAAAACACGTAATTTGAAGGATTCTTGTAGTCTTTTGACTTACTGCTCTTAGATTCGTTGCTAATCATATTGATTAACTGTAGTGGATTCTGTCCTGTACTGACTCTCGTATAATTATTTTCACTGACTACTGGTAT